CACGGTCCCGCAGGTCACTTAAGCTGCGCTGATACCATCCAGCATCTTAGTCACGGCCTGAAGTACATGAGGTGCATCCAGTCCTGACCCTTCTGATGTAACGCCTGATGCCGACATTTGTACCGCAAATGAATCAGCAAGAATCTTGGCTACCTTCTGCTCAGCATCCCGTGCGTAACCGGATGTCTGGGCTTCATACAGGCTCTTCTGACGTCCAATAACAGAATCCACATCCACAGAAGTCGCACTGATCTGTGCCTGTTCTGTCAGTTTCTTCTGAGCCAGTAAGGCAGCCTCTGCTGCGATACGCAAGGCTTGTTGGACTGCACTGTCGTACTGAGCATCAAGAAGACATTTCTCAGATTGGATCTTCGTGAACTCCGCACCAGCATTCAGAATTTGCTGATCCAGTAACGACTGGTTCTTACCTTCAGTGACCACCTGTGCTGCCAAGAGATCGCTTTCCAGCTCAGCTCGTGGTTTCGCCAGGACAAACTGAATAGCTTGTTGCAGGACCGTTTGAACGACTCCTAAATACACTTGCGAATATTCAGGACCTGAAATACGGCCAGATGAGTACTCACCCTGAATGTGGGTATTCACCGAACGCATCAGAACATCAAAGACGCCTACACCGTCTTTACCTTCAGTAATCTGTTCTGGGAGGATGCTTGTACTCATCTGGAAGCTCCTTATTCAGCCGCTGCTGTGCCGGCCGCCATCGCCTGACGTTGTGCCAGCGCCTTGAGTTCTGCTTCAGACAACTCCGGGAGGATCTCAATCGCATACTCAGGGACCAAGCGATGCTCACGAACATTACCGCCTTGTGGCAGTTTCACTGTGTAAAACTGAGGGAATTTTTTCGCCTGCATCACGTTGAGCATCATCTGAGGAACGTGCCATTCGACATTGAACGGGACATAACGGGTAAGCGAACCTACCAAGTCATTACCACATTTGATGAAATCACCTTCACGCTCACGTTTAGCAGGGTTCATGCAGGTGATACGTACACGACGCAGACGTGTCTGTTCCTGCTTCTTCTGCAAGCGGATAGCGTTCGCATCCAGAGGCGCTTCTTCGACTTCAGCTTCATCTTCTGCAGTTGCTTCTGCAATACGTTCTGAGAGAGTCTTTGCAGTGATGTTGCTTTTGTATTTGATACCCAGGGTATCTGCCTGCGCTTTCAGTGCTTCCATTTCTGCAGCAGCTTCAGCGTTATCCAGGTTTTGTTCGTTTTTCTCTGACATGGAATGTCTCCAGTAATAACGGAAATAGAAGAAAGGGCAGGATTACCTGCCCCGTCTTACTTACTGCACAGCAGTGGTTTTGTAGACTGCGATACGCTCGTCACGCTCAATCAGAGTACCGTAGTACCACTTGATAGAACTGAAACCAGTTTCACCGTACGGATCGTTACGGTCTGCAGTAGCAGTACCTGGCAGCTTAGTGGTGATCTTCCACTTCACGTCTTTACCAGAGGTCTGGAAACCAATAGTAGAGAATGCACCGTCACCAACCACCAGCATTGGGAACACGTCGAACTTGTCGTCAGTCTGGTAATGGATGGCATCGTCAGTAGCACTTGCACCAGCACCAGCCCATTTCACCATTTCAGGTACTACGACAATACGGAAGTAACCCACTGAACCTACTTCACCGTTCAGAACGTTGGTACCGGCCGCGTACTTGTGTACAGGGATGAACGCAGGACGACCGTGGTTATCTACCAGGCTATCCAGCAGGGGTACGAGTTCGGAACCAACGTACATGATGCGACCACCGGCCACAGTTACGGTATCGATCAGACGAGTACCAGTAATGACTTTGGTTTGCTTCGGAGTACGGTTGTTATCCAGGTCGATTGACAGACGCAGCAGACCACCGTAAGTGGCTTTACAGGTGTCATCCATTTCTGAATCTTGAGATGCAGCACCGGCAAACTTCACAACACCAGCCGCAGTCAGCAGATCAATCTGAAGGTTGTCTTCGTACATCTCCATTGCACCATTGACCATTTCACGGTGAATGTCTTCGTGTAGAGATTCTTCAGAGTCGAAGTCCATTGCTTCCTGAGTAATCTCGTGGAAGAAACCCATCTTCTCGATGGAGCCTTCGATTTCTTTACGGGTGTAACCAACACGGTTCACACGACCACCGTTCTCAGTCAGAGTCGGCAGCTTGCTCAGGATGGTACCCACGTCCTTAGAGGAGCCGTAGAGGTTACCATTAGCGATCACTGCACCGGCAGCGTCGATACCCTGGTCGTTAATGTTGGCGTCATCCAGCAGAGGGATCTTGACGTACTTCTTGATGGCCTTACCCATGTGCTTAGGCAGACCGACAGTGGAACCAAGTTGACCGAACACCTGCTTTTTGCGGGCTTCGATGATGGCTTTTTTATCCCACTTAAAGGTGTTCATCTGACCGCCCATAGTAGACGGTACACCTCCAGCAGGGTCTTTATACTGATGCGGAGCTTCTAAAGGCATAAGCATCTCTCCTTAAAACGAATAATTAACCGAAAGTAGCCAGGAATTCTTCATCCGACATACCCAGCACATCTTGCTGAGGTGTAGCCGGTTGAGAACGCCGTTGAGCAGGAGCACCTGCTACACGCTTGCGTTGTCGTAACCCAGCGTCCCCTTTCTGTGCAGGCGCTTTTACCGCTTTCCGTACCGGTGCTGCCGCAGGGGGTTTTTCAGAGAAGGCGCCTTGATTATTCAAGTCTTCGCCTACCTGCTTGTACGCTTGGAGATCCGACATGTTTTCTAGGCCGCCAAGTAAGCGTCGCCGCGTCACTTCTGCCTTCACCTTCTGGTAAATACCGGCTTCCATGTGCGTCCGCAGATCCGCAAGAATCCGAGGTTGGTCTGCTACAATCTTCTTGGAAGACTCGTCCCATTCATCGACAACTACAGCCATGGCTTCTTGGAAGTGCGGCAGATCTTTGTGATCTTCCATTACTTCGTCGAATGCCATCTCACGGTCATCAACGGAATATTGAGTCGGGGAGTACGAATCGTCGGCTTTCACGTCCAGGTCCAGAGGGTCAATCCCGCTCTGTTTAATTAACTGAGTGAGTGCTTCTTTATTCCCTTTGGAAGCATCAATCATCAGAGATACTTTCTCAGGTTCCAGGAGGTCGTGATTCCCCAGCAACTTGAGGGTCTTGAGGCTTGGTTTAAGTGCCTGCATCTTCTTCGAGTAGTTCGCACCTTTTTGCATCAAGGTGATCGCTTCATCGACAGTGTTTACTTGCATCTGTGTACCGTTGGCATTGAAAGGGGCAAGTAGGCGCTTGTACTCAGACTCGAAGTCCACAGTACCTTCGTTCTCAGAATCGACAGTTTCATCTTTAGAGTCCTGCTGAGTGTCTTCATCCTGCTCTGCAGTTTCAGGAGAAGGTTCATCAGTATCCGTGGAATCAGTTACTTCGGATTCATCAACATCAGAAGTCTCTTCGGCTTGGTCGACTGTCTCTGTAGGTTCCTGGTCAACACTTTCAGACGTATCTGAGGTGTCTTCAGGTACCGTAGATTCAGCCGCCTCTACTTCAGAGGCTTCTGTAAAATCGGAGTCAGAGAGTGCGAGGAATTCCTCGTCAGAGAGGTGAGAAAAATCAGTCATTCGCTTCTTCCTCTACCAGGTCTTCTTGGTGTGCTGCCAATGCTTCTTCAGCATGGAAACCTTCAAAAATGACGGTATTCAGGAAACCAGCAAACGAACCAATACCATCCAAGTCACGCAGGACCATTGAACGCTGCTCTTCCGAGAGGTTCGGGTTACCACGCGCCATGGCGATACGTTGAGGTTGTTTCTCCAGGTACTCTTGTTGGATCAGCAATTGATAATCTGGATTTGCGCGAAGACGTTCCAAAGCACCTGCCAGGGCAATCTTTTGACGTACTTCAGCGATTTCCACTTCGATCTCTTCTTGCATTGATTTCACTCTCTTTAAAATTAATAAACTGGTGG